TGGACCAACAATTTGGCCATTGATAGCGTCAACTAGGAGCGTTGAATCATCGCCATAAATGTTGCCACGTATGTCTAATGCTGGATTACCAGTTGCGGCCCAGTTGGAACCGTTATAAACAAGGATCTGATCCTTTATTGGAGTTAACGCTTGTACGTTACCTAAGTCTTCTAAATTCTGTGATGCTACTGATACCGGAGTTCCACCTGTTGTAGTGCCGTCTCCCACAAACACTTCCTTTGTGTCAGTTGTGTAAACAAGTTCACCTTCAACTGGCGTATACCCTGGACTGGTTTGCAACGCTGTTTTTGTGCCCCGTTTTATTCTTAAAGTACCCATGAAATGCTCCTAATTCGTTTGTTATATATATTTATGCCAAAGTAAGCAAATATCTACTTTCTCTTCTTAGTAGGATTTTTCAAAAACGCTCGGGTTTTCTTTTGCACGTCTCGCTTAACTTTCGCAGTATTTAACCTAAAATCAACATGTAATATCTCACTTCCGTATTCTTCAAATAGTTCTGTGATAGTTTCGCTTAGATTACTACCGGTACTTGCTTTAGCTGTACAATCTATCTCCCATATTTTACCTTTTTCAAACTCGATACGAATCTGACTGAGGTAATCTATAGGGATAGTCTGTACGTCAATGTCTTTAAAAACTTCGGGCCAATGTCGTATTACATCATCAGGCAGTTGTTTTGGCACTAGACTTCTTCTTTGTAGGAGAAACTGCTTTTGCCTTAACAGTAGGAGCAAGCTCTTCTGCTTGAGCCCGTAGTGCTTTTGCTTCTTTATACATTCTGTCTGCATCGCTTCTGTACTTTGCGGCCAATGCTTCGTCAGTAACAACCCCGTTGTCAGGTGCTTGTAAATTAGCAGTTTGTGATTCTGCCATTACTTGCGGATTAGCTCTAGTTGGAATTTCATTAACACTACCAGCTTCGGTAACAGTAGTTCCTTCTTTAGGAGCATTAGGATCTTTAAGAGCAAGGTCAGCAATGCCAACACCTCTTTGATCAGCGATAATTTGATTCAACTCATTAAGCGGAATTGATGTTGACGGATTTGGTGTCATTAACACTTCAGTCATTGGTACAGTTGTTAGCTTACCAGTAGTATGGAATCTTGCAAGCATGTTTGCGCCATCTTGTAGTTGTGTTCTTGCCATTACTTCTACAAATTCAAATGAACTTTGTGATGCATTGTTTTCTACTGTTCGCATTAGAACATCATGATCTGAATCTGTTAGCGTAGCAGTGTCAATTACTAGAGCATTCATTGGTGGATTTTCTCCTGGAATAACTCTGTATGCAACAACAACCTTACGTCTGTTTTTTGCTAGTTTGCCTACGTGTTTAATTTCTGTAGCCATTATTTGTCTCCTTCGACATTTCCTGTAGCTGGTTCAGCGGCCTTTGTTTCTTCTTCGGCCTTCTGTACTGTAGCTAGAAACGCATCTAGTTTGTTAAATGTTTTACCAACTGCTTCCATTTCGTTAGCTTTAAATGCTCCACGTTGTGATGCAACATCGATAATTGATCGTAGCACACTTAGATCTTGTACAGTAAGATCAACTGGTGCTGTAGTTGGTGCTTCTGCTGGTGCTTCTGTTTGTGTTGTAGTTTCTGACATATTATTGACTCCTTGTAGTATTATATATGCACTTTATATTTATTTGTACTTCAAATGTGGACAAGCAAGAACGAAATAAGATAGTTCTTTCGGGTCCTCAAAACCTGCTCTTAGAACAGATTCAATTTTACTTTCGTGTCGTAAGCCTATTACTTTTTTTAGAAAGTATCGCTTTTTAAGATTAGTGTCTATCCATTTAGATATAGCACTTTCCATATTGTATGTATACGCTATATCAATAGTAGCTAGGTGGGGCGGTTGATGTTGCAATCGCCTAATTTGAAAGAAATCATCTGGTGATATTTTCTTCTTTAGATTCATGCCGCCTCGTCATAGTGTGCGGTTTGACCAAAGGGTGCCTTTAAGTCTTTGTCGTGATGACCGTGAATAATAAAGATTGTTTCGCAGTAGTCTTCATCACCCCAGCTTCTCCAAGGATACCCATCTGTAAACATAATGAACTTCTTAGGAACATACCCTTCTTCTTTCATGTAGTTCCAGTTGGCATCAAAGTCTGTTCCACCTCCGCCCATAAGTTTGTAATCTAATAAGTCTTCGCCGTTGTCTGCACTAAAGTCTTGTTCATTATACACTTTAGTATCAAAGCACCACATCTTAATGTTATACTCTTGATACTCGTCCATGATGCCTTTAACTTCGCTAATAAAGTCTTTACCTTGTGCATCGCCGATTGAACCACTCATGTCAATACCAATAGCAACATCAATAGTATCAGCAAAATTCATACCTGGAAGTATTGCACCTGTGTGCCAACCCTTACGTGACGGACGACTAAACGTGTAGTCACAACGTATTGTACTTTGAATCTGTTGACGTAGTAATTCACGCCAGTTCATTTTAGGTTCTGTAAGTTCTTTAATCATACGTGCAACTTCGCCTGGTACATTACCTGCACCTGCCGCTTGTGCCGCTGACATCATGTTTTCTTTAATTTCGTCTTTAATCTTTGCTAATTCATCTTTTGAATAACTAGGACGGCCGCTTTTTCCTTCGCTACCATCTTCACTGCCACTGTCACCTTTACCATTACCGTCTTCGTCACCCCAGTCAACATGCTCGTCTAGCATTTCGCCTAGTTGCTTTAGGTACTCTTCACCCTTTTCTTCTTGTTGTTTAAACAAGTCGTCATACACTGCTTCACTAGTCCAGCCTTCATATTTAAAGTCTTGGTAGCAACTTACAATTTTAACCATTTCACCAATACGATCACGCATTAGTGTATTGTTAACAATGTAGTCTGCCGCAATGTTGTACAGTATAGGATTACGATCTTCACGACGTCCTAAGTGATCAAATACACAATGTAAAATTTCGTGTGCAATTACAAATTCAATTTCTTTGTTAGACATTGCATTAAAGAATTGTGTATTGTAATACAAGTGACGTCCGTCTGTTGCCGCAGTAGGACACCAGTCATCACAGTTTTTAACAATAAGTCTAGTTGCCATATTACCAAAAAACGGGTGACGTAATAGTAGTCCTACTCGTGCAATGATAATACGATCTGCAACTTCTACACGCATTTCAGCTAATGCTTCGGGTGTAATATCCGGATCTGCTGTAAAAGTCTTAATGTCAATGCCCATAATGTGTATTCCTTATTGCTTTATTGTTCTTATATTATACTATATTTAATAGTAAATGTCAAGACAAATTGGACGTTTTTGGAAGAGAACGCCCAAACTCTTGCGCTTATGCGCTCTGTGCGGCTTGGATATACTTACCATACTTTTCGTGGAATTCATCAAAGCAATCCACTTCGTCTGGATCAATGGGCAAGTTGTATTGTGTTAGTGCGAGTTTAATACCCATAACAACTAACTCAGTATCAAAGTTGTCCATTGCAAAGCGCAGGAAGTTGTTAACTTTATCGTCAAACTTCTTATCGCCTTTGTCGCAAGCATCTTTAAGTTCATAGCATAATGAGACTGTTAAGGAATACATGGCACTGATTTCTCTAGTCTCAATCTCCATAACCTTACCTTCAAGTATGTCAGTTGGGTTAGGAAGTTTTGAAGCAATCTTACGATGCGCCATAAACTTAACTGCTAGTCCTTCGCCTACAGAACCACTAACTAAATCAGTAGTGGTAGTTTCATCGTCGTCATTGTCTTCGATTAACTCGGAAACAAACGTCCATGAACGGGGTGTTGCAAAAGAACGACTCGGGCTTCTTGGATCAAAGTCATATAAGTCTTTCTTTGCAAATGTTAAGTAACCAACAACGTCTGAATGTATTTTGTTATCAGTTGCCCACTGTAACCAGTCTTGGAAATCAACTGCTAATTCTAAGTGAACAAAGCGATTGGATAACGGAGCAGGCATTCTATATGTAACACCTTTATCTGATTCTCTGTTACCTGCCGCAACAATAAGAACGTTGTCTGGTAGCTTGTATTGTCCTACACGACGATTAAGAATTAACTGGTAAGCCGCCGCTTGTACTGCTGGAGCCGCCGAGTTCATTTCGTCTAGGAAAAGTACAATGTTATCGAAGCCAGCCGCAAACTCTTCTGTTGGAAGTTCTGACGGAGGTGCCCAAACCATTGTGCCTGTGTTACTATCAAAGTATGGAATACCTTTAATGTCTGTAGGTTCCCAAAGTGATAGTCGAATATCAATTAAGTGTGAATTAGAAAGATCTTTAGTAATTTGCCCAATAATATCAGACTTACCAATGCCCGGAGGTCCCCAAAGAAACAAAGGGCGTTTTTTCTTAAACGCTCGCCTAATGCTTTTCTTTGCGCCATTTGGACTAACTGTGCGTAATGTAATGTTATCCATTTTGTATTCCTCTTTAGTTTCTATCAGTGCCATACTGTCTAAGTATGTATATATTATAGCAAAAGATGGAGGCAATGTCAAGCTCTTTTTTGCCTTTTTTTAATTTATTTTACGTTTTATTTTTTTGCTGGGTGTATTTGTATCATAACGACAGGCGCCGCAAATGCATGATAATTGCTCCTAACTGGCTCTTAAACTGCGTTTAACGTGTTATTGGGGTGTTTGTAAGCTCTTACCAGCGAATGAAATTATGTAGCGTATAAGGTCGTTTAAGACACTATTCTTCGTGTCTTTTCATGGCCTTTGTTAGTCCGTACTTGCGTAGATCGCCACTAAACAAATGTAATTCCATGCTCTTTCTTTCGTCCGTAACCCAGATACTATTTGTAGTTAGATAGTACGGGCATGAAATAAATTGGTCTAAAAAGATATATGTTTGTGTAGTAAATTTGAAATCTTTCGGAAACGGTACTTCGTATACTTGAATGTCCAGTCGTTCTTGTAAGAAGTCAAACCCTTCATCAGTAAGACGCAAGCCTCCTGCAGATTTGCCTCTAGTATTTTTCCACCAATCAGACATGTATTGTTTAATGTTAGGATTACTAAGGGCAATGTCAGCTTGCTTTAGAAAGATCTTAGTATAGGTTTCTTTCCAGTTCATTCTTCTGTAACTACTTCGCCTTGTGTAAGTTTGTATACAGCAAAGTCCGTAGTTTTAAACATTTCGTTTAACTTTTTAGATAGATTGTGTGCATGGCCGGGATTTGAAAAAGATACTTTTTTGTACTTTGGCCCAGGGTAGTTTGTAATAGCGTTAGAAGTTTTTAAATTGAAAGGCTTAGTTTTATAAAATACTGCCCAGATAGCTTCTGCTTGTAATACTTGCTCGCACTTGTATGATGCTTTATCAATATTTTCTAATATAATTGTTGGCTTTGGTCTACTCATGATGCGTAATTCCTTTTAATTAACTACGCATATATTTATCCTTTTAGATAGAAAAACTATCTGTTTATTTCCAACTATTTCCACCGTCTAGTTGTACTGTAACTACTTCGTCATCACTGCTAGACTTATTATCAATAATGAGTTTTTCTAATCGCCCTTGATGATTAGCCATTACAGTGCCTAACGCAAAGGCAAGAGCTTTTGCTTGTGTAATAGGAATCTTAATCTCTTTTTGATTACTGGCATCAGCAGTTTTTACAACTTGCATAAACTGCTGAAGCGGAATAGTATTAATTGGATCGTTTGTTTGCATCTGATAATTCCTGTCTCATTGTGAATTCAGTTTTAAAGGGCCCTTTAGAATTATACTTTTCAAGCGTAACTAGCTTAGGGCAAAAGCTTCTAACCCAACCTTTGTCAAACTTAATAATATAGTATCCAGCCGCATACAAACTTTTAGATTTTTGACTTTTTGTAAATAGCGGAAGTTTCTTTTGCACATTATACATCACATTGTAAGGTGTACTAGACGTAGAAAAACCGTGTATTTCTTTTACAGTGTTGCTACCATCTGAGATAGTTCCTTTGTCCCAGCTTGCACCACCAATGTAACTGTTAAATGATTTTGTATCATCAAAGTATTCTGTTCCAGTTGTGCAACTGTACATATACCGTTTGTCGTCTTGCTTAGAAAGAGTACCAATTCTCTCTCCATCGGATTCAATGATCCAAAATTTATTCTTTAAAATAGGTTTTGCCTTAATTGTCATATTAGCCTCCATTATTTGTACCTCGCATTAAGCGGGTCTGCATATAGTTGCACGTTATCTGCAATCCTTTGCATGTCATGTTTTGCACAGAACTTCATAAGACGCATGCCTACTTGTGTAATTTCTTTAGGATTCTCTATTGCGTCTTCAATGTTATCGTTAATAATACTTCTAATGTTACCAGGCTGTGCAGTCAAGTCACATAGTACTACGTTACGATTGTAGTCATCAAGTACACGATGCTCTACACCTTCATGATCGGTCCAACGTTGTAGCATCATGTTATTCCAGTTAAAGCCTTTGTTGTCTTTGTCTTCATAAGCTTCAATAAGACCAATCTTATTCTTAGTACCTTTTTTGCGCACACCAGGGTAAGCACTAAACACATTATCACTAGTGTCACCACGCATGCACTTTTCAAACAACATAAAGTCGGGTTGCGGTGCAGGCTTTGCTTCGCCAGTCTTCTTATCAATAATAGGCTCACGCTTCTTATCATCAAAGTAGCCGTCGTGTGCAATAATAGTATTACTAACGCCATTGTACTGCGTACAGTTAGGACCAACAAGTTGTGCAAAGTCACCGTCTGTACTAATAATAACGCAATGATCATCAGGGTGTGCTTGTACCCAACCTGCAATAAGATCATCTGCTTCTAGTTGCGGATGTTGCATAACTGTGCAATTAGTCTTTGTAGCAAGGAAGTCTTTAAGTTCGTCAAACATCTCCCAAAAGATCTTGTCTTCTTCACTTTCAGTTACAGTAAGTTTATCACGTGCTACTTGCCTGTTACGCTTGTAAGGCTCGTAATAGTCTTTGCGCCAACTGCGTCCTTCTAAGCAGAACACAACATGACTACCATCGAAGTCATTCCATGCTTTCTTTACGCTATTCAATAAAATGTGGAATGCCATGCCCACCTTAGTATCAATATCGCCACGTACAACATGCCGGGCTCTAAAGAAAGTATTTGCTGTGTCTACTAGAATATATGTCATTATTTCACTTCGCTTTGTTTATCGTTAAGTTTACTAGTATTAATATAACCGGTCTTGACATCTTTGTCAACCCCGTCTTCTTCCAAAACAGCATTAGCAACAGTTCTAAACCAAACGTCGACAATCTGTTCTTGTGACTCGCCAATGTAACCAGCATCCATAAGTTGTTCAATAAACTCATTATTCCAATCAAGTTCAAAGAAACCATTCTTAATATCAGCTGGATTAACTTGTGTATCTAATACA